AAAATATCTTAATGATGTTGTCGAAGAATTTGCTGATGTGAGCTTGGAGTCTTCTAGATTAGCAGATCCTTTAATAGGTGAAAAAATTATTGCAGATTTATCACAAGTAAGAAAGGGCATATTTAAAAATATGGAAAAAAAATATCAACAAGCAGATGCTAGATTAAGACAATCAAGCACTAAAAATATTATGCCAGTCATAAATGAAGTGGTGATAGATCCTATGTTGAAAAAAGCTAAAACTAGATTGAATAAATTTGTACGTGATAGGAAGCTAGATTTCGATGATGTGGGGGTTGGAGAACAAGTTGCTTTTAAAGACAACCCTTATCAATATTTTAAAAAGAAAGTCGAAAGATTAGAATATCTTAAAAGCAAAGGTGAGCTTAATTTAACTTCAATAAGAAATTCAGTTTCACGTATGAAGGAGGAAGCATCTTTATATTTAGAAAGTAGTGATGGTAATGCTCTTGCAAGGCAAATGATAGATATTTTTCAAGAATCTTTAGATGAGTTAGCAGATCCTAATATAGGCGCAAGGTTAGTAAGAGGCGGTTTGTATGGTGATGATATTAATATAGTTAACCAAGCAGGCAGACTTTTGAGTGATTCAAACCAATATGCAGCTGATATTTTGCGTGCTTATGATTCTGCTTTGATAAATAAAATTACAAAAGAAAGTAAAAGAGGAGCTTACAACGCTAATCAAGTTTATAAGTCAGCCGTTAGAGGTGGCTCTTCAGACGATTTGAACGATATTTTTAAAGCTACTAAAGATTATGATGACTATATGAATAGTATAGCTAAAGAAGGAGCACCAAAATCTAACAAGCTTGGTGATTTAAGAAACACACTTAAACAAAAATTAATGGCAGATGCCTTTGAAGAGTCATTTGACGCTGGAACTGGTGTTATAGACTTTTCTAAGTTTGCCACATTCCTTTCTAGATTTGATAAAAGAGGTGTAGATAGGGGCAAACTACAAGCTTTGTTAGGTAAAGAAACAGATGCTTTTAAATTTATGGACGTTTTAAGTCAGGTAAATAAATTAAAACCTAACATCAAAGCTTCAGAAATGCGTGGTTTAATAGAAAATTTTAAAGCTCAAGCGAAAGATCAAAAATTTGGCTTAGGCACAGAAACTAGTGGCAAAAAATTTTTGGAAGGTTTAGAAGAGTTAGCTGAGGCTAAAGCTAAATCTCAAGCGTTAGAAGGCAACTTAATTGTAAGTAAATTACCAGAAGCCACAACAGAAGAAGTTGTTAGTAAAATATTTACGCCACAAGGAGCATCTAATATACGGTTAGTTAGAGAAACCATTGGTGATGAAGCTTTTACTGAGATACAAAATAATGCTATGAACAAAATGCTACAAAGAGCAATTGACTTTGATGGTTTGGCAAAGGGTGGTGATATAGCTAAAATTTTCCAAGCCGATAAGTTTGAAAATATACTTAGATCTTATGGTGATGAAACCTTAGAAGCTATGTTCGGTCAAGATGTTGCACAAGGTCTTAATAACTTAGCAAGAACCATACAAGCTACTACTGCAAAAGAAGTGGGTAGAGGCGGAGCACCAGGTACTTTGGTTGCTGCAGCAATTGCTATCAATTCTTTTAATCCTGCTATTTGGCCTACTATTGGTGGTATGGCAGTATTACGATCAGCCTTTCAAAACCCATTTTTTTTAAAATTAATGGCCCGAACCGATAAATCAGCAGCAGTACAAGTAATAGAGCTGTTTGAAAGAATGTTTAGAATTGGTGGTATACAAGAATTATCAAGAGCGACAGGTGATGTTATAGAAGAATCATCAGACGAAATAATTGAACAACTAGAGGCAACTGATATTGATAATCAAGCACAAGATGAATTACAAAATATTTTTCAAGAAGCAGAAGGTAGATTTCAAGCTAGACCAAGTATAGCTTTACCTGAGGTTGCTAGCGTGCCAATTATACAACCATCTTTGCCTGGTGCTGATCAAAAGAGCGTCCTTGAAAGAGAACAAGAGCTAGGCTTCAAACCAATCATATAGTATATATTTCCAAAGGTTTAGACTTGCCCTTAACGGCTATTGGTTCTAACTTTTTCAAATGATAACCACATAAATCTTCTGTAGATTTACCAATTAAAATATCCACCCCTCGTTCTTTAGTAGCACTTTCTAATCGTGCTGCTGTATTAACGGCATCACCTATGGCACTATAGTCGAATCGTGAATCTGACCCCATATTACCTACAACAGCTGGCCCTGAATTTATGCCAATACCAATTTCAATACCTAACCCTGCTGCTTTTATTTCGTCTCTTATTTGAATCCCTGTTTTAACGGCTATCTCTTCATGATGCATTAAATCCATAGGTGCATTAAAGATTGCCATCATAGCATCACCTATATACTTATCGACCATTCCTCCGTTACGTTGTACTGCATTAGCCTGGATAGTTAAAGCTTTGTTCATAATCTCAGTAACCTGTTCTGGTTCTAGTTTTTCCGACAAAGAAGTAAACCCTCTGACATCTGTAAATAAATATGTGCAATATCTTTTCTCTCCACCTAACTTTAATAGGTCAGGATTATCTTGTAATCTTTTTACTTGTCTAGGATCTAAATAATGTTCGAATTGTTTTTTGATCTGTTGTCTTAATTTGTATTGTTTTTGGTAGTTCAAATAGAAAGATACGGCTCCAGTTATGAATTGTGCTATCAAATTATATGAAAAATCCAGCAAAATACCCCTTGTTGCCATTTGAGCTCCTAGCACGCCCGTAGAGCCAAAGATTATAAAAAAGCATATCAAACCATTCCAAATTCCTAGATATTGCGTTGCAAGCCAAACTATAGAGACAAAAAATACTAAAAATAAAAATTCTGCACCTAAATGCCAATCTGGTATTCTGGGACTATCTTGAATCAATATAGACTCTGATAATGCTGCTTGAATTTTGTGTGGTTCTAACAAACCGACTGGAGTTGCCAACTGAGGGAATATACCCTTAGCTGTTACGCCTACAAAAACAAACTTACCAGCAACGTCCATTTCAGTTAATGTCGTTGTTGGTGTCTCAACCCAACTTATCCACTTACGTCCTAAACTGTCCGTAGGTACTGCTGGAATTCCTCTGACCCTAACTTCTTCTATTCCATAATCATTGGTTTTTATTATGTAAGAATCAGATCCTGTCAAAGCTTTCAGAACTTGTGTGCCGAAACTAGGCACCCAACCGTCTGGTATTTCATATAACAAGGGTAATCTTCTGACCAGGTTATCTACATCTACAGGTGCTGATACTACACCCTCTAACACTCTGCCTGATATACCGTCTATATTTGGTAAATGTCCAGGCAACTTAATACCTTGAACGTCTGGCCCTAATATTACTGTACCTGTTGGTTTTGGGTATTCTTGATTGTCAAAAGAAAAGGTGGCAACTATCGAGGATGAACTTTGACTAACTGCTAGAATATATTCAGAGTCGCCACCGAACCTGTCTTTATCAACAAGGCTCAATACCCATCCTACCCCAAGCGCTCCACTTTGTAAAATCTCGTTATGTATCTCAGCTAACCTTTGTCTTGGAAAGGGCCAACCACCCTCTGCACTTACTTCACTTTCAGTAATGTCTAGCACAACAAAATTGCCTGAAGGTTGATACTTTGGCACTAAATAATCAAAAGTTTTTAACTTTAATATTTCTAATGGTGTAACCTGCATAAGAAGTGGTGTTACTAGTAACGCAAGTAGTAATAATAGTTTCTTCATCCAGAGGCCTGCACTATTGTAATGTTTGAATTAGTCCCACCATTTATCTTAACGGTTCTTGTTACACCATCTTGTGTAAATACAACTGTATATGATTGGTCTGAATTTAATGCAAGTTGACTGCTTTGTGTTATTTGTCGTATTAATTTTATACTATCACCATCAATTATAGTTGTTATGTTAGTCTCAAGATCTTGACCTATTTGTGTCCCTTGTATATCTACACCTGATACTGCGTTAAGTAGTTCTGTTTGATTCTCTTCTTCTAGTATGTCTAGTATATCTAATAGATCTTCTAGAAAATTGCCAGCTAAATAATCAATATCTAGTTCTGTAAACTCAAAATCAGGATCTTCTTCTAGCAGGTCTTCATTTAATAAATCGACATCAAGCTCAGTAAAATCTAAATAATCTGCTGTTGTTGTTACGGTTTCTTCTGCATTAATAGTTTCTTCTTTGGGTGGCGATACAATTAACATGTTATCTATAAAGTTTAAATCTATATCTAATGTGACTGGTTTAGTTGGTGTTTGTTCATATACCCTGGTGGTTGTGGCTTGATACGGTTGATTTAATATAACTTCACCCATAGCAGTTGATACAACTATTTCACCACTTGGATCGCCAAACTCATTAGGTAAGAGAATAATTAATGATCTACCTGTTTCATCTACAGTACAGGTAAAATCAGTACCCCTGACAGCGATATCGGCAGTTGGTGTTTTGAGAGATATATTGTTCTTATTTAAATTACCAGATATAAACCTTATAGTCCCGCTAGCAAAGTTGAGGGCCATCTTGCTGTTGTTTGGATCTGGATCGTAAATATACTCATCAATTACTAAAGAAGAATGTTCAGTAAGTCTAACGGTTGAGTTATCTAAAAAAGTAATACCTATACGACCAGCTCTGGTCTGCACGTCGTCATATGAATAGAGATCAAGATCTAACTCAGCAGGATATGGTTCGTCACGAAAGACTTGACCATACCCTCTAAGTTCTGTTATATCGCCTATAGAGTCAGCATGTAGTTTGAGAGGAACCGTCTGATTGCACAATACAAAAAGTGCTATTGGAACCATTAGTTGTAATTTTGAGATAATCCCTCGCTAGTGTTGATGCTTGTGTAATTGTAAATGTATTGCTTGAGCCGTCTAAGTCTAGGTAGAAGTAGGCTGAATCGCTTGAGGTTGTGCCAGCATATCCGCTACCAGTAAAAGTAAGTTCGTTACTATCACCAAAAACATCTATATTACTAACTGCATTTTCATAATCAATATCAAACTCAAAATCATTATTATCCCCGTCGATAATCCAATCTAGGTCCAAATAATCAGCATTAGAACTTTCGGCTATCTCAATATCAAATATGTTGCTTCCACCTGTTACTTGTAGGTTTAGGTTTGCATAGTCTGCTGTATAAGCACCGTTACTATTTAAAAGTATATCCAAAACGTT